AACAGAATGCTTTACTTCGTTGGTAATATGCTCTACTGGTCGTCTTCAGGCCAGCCAGAAGATATTGCCCTTGAATATGAGATAAGTATAGACAGCGTTGATGTAACCTGCAAGCCGCTGCTCTCCGTCGGCACTTATGGAGAAAGCAAGTTCGAGATAGCCGAATTGGCGGGTCAGACCGTAACGGCGGCAATGAGAAAGGGCGGGGTCGTCTGGGTCTGGACTGCCGGAATGACCGGCTACCTTCAGCCGACCAGTAATCTGGAGGGTTATCGCTTCTATGTGGTCAGGCGTGGTATCGGGGCGGTGAACGATAAGGTGTTGGTCGATACCCCTTACGGTATGTTTGGGGCGGATAGGGATGGTGTGTGGCTTCTCGATAATACCGGCAGGATAAACCGAATTAGCGATGGACAGATAGATATTAAAAGCGGAACTGGTAAATCAACCGCTCTCTCACAATCGGATATTACAAATAGTTTCGGAGTATGGATACCGACATTGAAAGAATACTGGTGGTGCGTCGGGGATATTCAGATAGTATTTCAAGCCAATAGGGGCTTTTTTGTCGGGCCTTATAATCTTACTTTGTATGGCGGTTGCAATTTCGAGTCCGCAGGTGGTATGCAGGCGTTTCTTAACGATGGCAGCAATCCTCTCGTTGGTAAGGATGCCGATGAGCCATCAAGTCCTTCGGTGGCTCAAGTATTAGGTTTCTGGATGGGTCAGAGTTCACTTTCAATGATAAAGGATAAGCTCAAAGTCGAGATTATCTACGCCTCCATCACGGCGGGAAAAACAGTTACAGTAAAGGTCTATCAAAACAACGTTGCTTCAACGACTGGTGCTACTGATAGCGGAAATCAATCTCATACGGCCAGTAATCTTATTGGCAGAGTCGAGCCGAATGGAAGCGGCAGGATGTTCTATGTTTACATTACTATAACTTCGACCACCGCAGCTCCAATTGCAAAGATTGGTTATCGAGCGAATATAATCCCGTGGTTAGAAAAGAGTTTAAGATAATGGCACAAAAACCACAAAAAGAGCCAACTGGAGAGATTGCGGTTAGCGTCTCCGCCGCCGCTATCGCCAAGCCGGAAGAGGAAATTGAAGATGACGCCCTGATGCGCAAGATAAGGCAGATGATACAGGAAGAAATGGGCAATGTCGGTATTGCGGGCAAGGCAGGACAGGCAGGGGCTGAAGGTGCGCCAGGGGCGGCGGGTGCGGATGGTGAGAAAGGTGATAAGGGCGACCCTGGCGAAGTCATCTGCCCATCATCCTTTCGGTGGAGTGTTTATAAGGTTATATCGGCAGCTACGGGCGATGGAGTTTATAATTGTAACAGTGGAGAGCTTGATGCGAGTGAGTGGAGTGATACTTCTGGAGACCCTAAACTTACAAGTTTTTCTGGCCCAAGTTTGGAAGTTTTGAACTTGTTGGAGAACCACGTTAACCCCACCTACGCTCGTGCCCTCGCTTATAGTGATAAGATATTTGCTTGGAGAGTGCTTGACAATGTTGCAGATGTTCGTTGGATTGGAATACCACTGGTTCCTTCTGTTAGAAAGGTGATAACAACTGAAGCGGCACCTGCCTCCGACCACATAACCTGTAATCTGTTTGATGAGGATGATGCCGAGATAACTTCCGGCCTCGGTTCGGGGATAGAAGTATATGCTAATATCTGTGGAGGTGTTAATTTAGATGCGGCCACACCACGAATTGCGGATAATGATGTGTTAATAGCAGTAAATATAAAAGGCAAGTGGTATTTTACCACTACATTCTGGCCTTCGTTTTATCCTTTGGATGTCTGTGCATAAATGGCAAATAAGACAATATATGGCTGTGTAAATTCAACTAACGGCGAAATAACCTTTGAGGGCGAGGCGTGTGATAGTGGTGATTATACTGGTTGTATAGAAACATCTGGCGAGCACGCAGGACAAGTTAAAGTTGTAATTTCTGAGGTGAATTGTGATGACATTTATTACGGTTGTGTAAATTGGACAACAGGAAAATTTCAGCTTGTAATACCAGACGATTGTTGTGGTTGGTATGAGGATTGTAATTGCGATTATTGTGATAATTGCCCTGAATGTTATGCTCCAGATTTAACATTAAAATACCTTGCTGTTAGATTTACAGGGGTTCGGGATTGTAGTGATGATAGTTTGTTTTCTTGGAACGGAACTGTTTTTTGCCCCTACTCATTGTCAGAGGGTCTTTGGGGGTATAATTGTTCTTGGTGGGTTTCAGTTCCAGCGATGGGTTCAAATGTTGGGATTGTCGTATATGCCACTGGGGTTTCTGAAGAAGGTGTTTCTATTCAGACTACGGAAGGAACAGATTACTATTTTCAAAGTGCTCATCTCAATGGGGGTTGTCCTGGTGGCACATACTCAAATGAGTTGACGAAAGATGGTTGCGGCGGAGGTGGTGGTGAATATCTTGGTTACGGAGGTCAGGCGGAAGTTCATACTCCTTGTATCTAATGCCTTGTAATAAAAAAACGATACCGGAATTTACCAAAAAACAGATAGAAGAATGCAAAAAATGCAAGCATATCAGCAAGAAGGAAATCTGGTGCTGCCTGTTCGGTGTTTGGGTAAAAGAAAAAGGCAGGATAATAACACCATCAAGGAAAATAATCCAACCGCCGACTTTATCTCAAATGGCTGTTCATTTTGCAAAGGCAATGGCAAAATGGGCGAAGAAGGGCTTTAAGACGGTAGGAAAAGAAATGTATTTTAGGCGAAGGTTAATTTGCATAGATTGCACAAGTAAGAGAAGATGTCCGAAATGCGGTTGCAGTCTATGGGCGAAGGCAGCTTTGGCTTCAGAAGAGTGTCCTGAAGGGAAATGGTAGTTTGAATAAGGAGTAAATGAAATGGCATTACGTTCGTGGCTCGACTATCACAAAGACCCAATTGCGGGCTTGCGGCCTACGAGGACAAGGCAAAGGTTTCTGCCGCAGAGAAGGAACATTCACGGCCTTTACCCAACGTCCTATCGACCCAGTGAATACTATCAGGCGCCGGTCGTTAGTCCTGAAGAAATCATAGATACTATAAAAGAGCGGTTCAGCCAGCAGCCATTACGCAGAAGGGGCAATATACTTACAAGGTCAATGGCAAAGCCAGAGATGCCTATGGAGATGGCGGGATTAAGAAAGTATGGCTCTTATTTTCAAACGCCGCAACAGAACATTCCGGCAGGTGGTATGGGCTTTGGACGGACACCCAGTCCTGCTCGTTCTGATATGTTGACTACGAGCTATGTTATGCCCAAAGGTGCTTTTTCCGGCCCGACGGGCATACAAAGGAACATTCCTGCGAGTGATTGGCAGAGGCAAAGTGCTTACAATATGGGCATAACCGGTGCGGGGACGAGGGCTTCTTATCTTAATCCCGCTACGCACTGGCCGGAGTCGGTTTTCAAAACGCCGACAGACGTTCAAGGGTTGCCGGTATTCGGCTCTACCATAGATTTGTCTGCCGGCAAGTGGTATAGACCGCCCTCTGCTTGGGGAAGGACAAAGCAATATGGTAGGTTCGGCGGTAAGACAGTCCCGACATTCGGCAAGACATTTAGACCAAGTGCAGGTGCAATAAACGAGGCACGGGCAAGATTGGATTGGAGAAAAGCGAAACGCAAAGAAGCCGAGAAGCCCAGGAAACTTTCTCGGTCGGAACGACTTATCGGCGGGAGATTAACTTAAAATTGAGGAATAGTAATATGGCAAGAAGAGATATATTAGAAACTGTTGACCCGAATGCGGCAAGTAGGGGAACTTTTTTGTTCAAAGAGATGCTATCGCCTCGAAGGCGCAAGAAAAGGTTGGATGTGATGGATTTTGCACGATACCAGAGAGGTGAGTCGCCCGACATCCTTGCCAGGCGTGCTATGCTGCGCCCGGATTATCTGCAAACCGCACCGACTTACGGCGAGGCATTGAAAGGATTTACTACCCCCGCCCAGTATCGAGAGCAATTCACCGCTCCTATGGCAGGACAGGCCGCAGACATCGCAGAGCAGGCCGTCCAAACTGGCCGCCCCGCTCGTGAACAAGGTAAATACGAGTTAGAGCAGGCAAGGGGCTACGGTGGTATAAAAGCGGCGGAAGCAGAAACGGCACGGCAGCGAATGCTTACGGAGTCTCAAACTGCAACTGAAGCACAAGCCAGAGAGTTCGCAGGCCAACGTCAGCCAACTGAATTAAGAACGGCTGAAGCGGCGGCGGGAACTGCTGAAACGGAAGCAGAGCAAGCGGCTTACGAACTCCAGCGCCAGAAGGAAATGCAGCAAGCGGGCTTTACAGACCAAGAGGCATTTCAGATAGAGCAGCTTCAAGGACAAGCAGAAGTATTAAGGGGTATCGATACACCGGAGGCACAAGCACAGTTAGGTGGTATCTTAATGCAGATGCAGCAACTCTATAATATGGCTCGTGAGCGCAACCAACAGGCGCCGATTGCTGGGCAAACAATACCGATTGGTGAAGAACAAGGTCAGCGAGCGGGATTGATTGGTGGTGGAACACTTGTAAGCCCCGTAGAGCAACGACTTCAAAGGCAGCAAGAAGCAAGTATGATTGTGATGTCCCTTGCCGACATTCTGAACGTGGCAAGCACAATAGGGGAAGGGCGGGGGATGTGGACTGCTGACCTTGATATAGATGTGGCAAATGCCCAAGATGTGTTCAACCAAATTAGCGAGGTTTTGGCCTCAATTCCAGATGAAGATACAAAAGAAGCCGTTAAGATAGCGTTGTCAAGAGATGAAAGATTGCAAAGATTGCTTGGTTATACAAGAGGGCTTAAATGGCTTAACGCTGCAATGTCAGGTATTCCCGAACCACCCGAAACTAAAGTTCAGAAAATAGCGTTTCAGTTAAAGGAATTACTCAAGGGTAATGCCGTCGGCGCTGGGAATTTATAATTAAGAAAGGAGAAAAAGTGCCTTCTGCCTTGGAGCTATATTACCGCAATAGGTCGCAGAACAAACCTGTTTCTGCACCCGTTAAGGACTTGGCCGCTAAAGAGCTTTTAGGGGTGGAATTGCCGAAGAAGAATATCGGCTTTTTCCACAAGCTCCTTGATATACTCGACCGGCCTGGTAACGCTACCCGTGCGCTCTTGGTAGGTAAATTAGGCGGATTAAAAGGTCTCATTCCTTTTGCTCAATCCATAGAAAACCTTACCGGTTTGGACATTGCGCTTAATAAAGAAGAACTCGTAACCGGTATAGAGGTTATCGAGAAATTCTTTGGCAAGCAAAAGCAGAGAAAAGGCAAAATCGACCCCGTTGATGTTCTTGGTTTTATGGTCGAGGTTGTCGCCGACCCGATATGGCTCACAGGTATAGGCGGTTTGACAAAGACGGGAAAAGCCGCCCGCCTTGTCCAGTCAGTTTGGAAGGGTGCTAAAGGTTCACCGGAGGCCTTAAAGTTCTTACAGGGTATGGTTCGCTCGGCCAAGGCGGGAAAAGCCGTCACAGACAGGGGCAAATTAGCCAAATCGTTCCAACTTGTTTATGGTAAGGGGTTTAGGCCAACTCTTGCCAAGACGTGGGCGGAACAGGCGGCGACTGGCCAGAGGGCGCTGCTTAAATTTGCAGGCAAACCCTTAATTAAGGGCGAGAAAGCCCTGGCTGGTATTGAAAGGGCTGGCACGGCTCTCAAGATGGGCAAAGTCGGCAAAGTATTCCTTGCCCCCACCCGCAGAGTTCCTACCAAGTATAAAGAACTACACGACCTTGCCACCCACTTCGGCAGAGACCTGCCCTTTGTAAAACAACAGGAATACTTCAAGAAAATCAAGGAGCTTTTCGAGGGCGGTGCTAAAGCTGGTCGTTCTGCCGAGGATATGGACAAATTAGTTCGTTCTTATATCCAGAGGGCTTACGCCGGAGAGGGTGGAGAAAGATTTGCCAAAATGTTCGTTGCCAAGCGGGGGCCGAGAGTGGCAAGAGAGGTCAAAAAATTAGAGGCGAAGGCAAAAGTCATTAACAGGCGAATAGCAACGCTTACCAAACAAGCGGAAAAAGTAAAAACAAAAGCGGCCAAATCTAAAGTCGCTGGGGCGAAAGGAGAGTTGAATAAACAACTTCAGAGAATACAAAAGAATATCGACTACTGGGAAAATGTTTATGGCAAAGGGTTAAAGCGCACCGCCGAAGGTCGTGTTCCTGTTGCCAAACTCCAAAAAGTTCAAGCCGCCGTAGAAAAGAGGGGTATAGAGGCAAAAGAAATGCTTGCCGCAATGCCGCCAAAGCAAGCGGAAGCCGTTGGTAAATTAGCACCCGAATACCACAAAATCACAAGGGAGTTGACGAGAAGAGAAATCAAAGCGGGCGCTCCCGCTAAAAGAATAATGTATCCCATCGGATATACCCCACGAAATATAACACCGGAATTTAGGGCTTGGATGGAGTCGCACAAGCATCGTTCTATTGTTGCTAATTTTGCCAGAGACCTGTCCGCTCGTAATGCAGCGCAGAGAATGAGAAATAAAATCATAGGCGGTATGACCGATACTGAAGCTCTTACTTATTTTAGAAAATTGGGCTATACTGGCAAGGCGGTTTTCGAGCCATCAATGGCGGGGGCAACTCTTGTTCGTGCGATGAAATCAACGAGGTCTATCGGTGCCGCCGATACGATAAATGAGGCAGTCAAGAAATTCGGTAGGCCGGACATTGATTTCTGGCGGGCGAAGGGATACAGCAGTGCAGGGGACGTATTTCAGCATACTGGCGTAATTCCTAAAGAATTAGCTTACGCAAAACGGCTCCTGCCGAATGAGGTTAAAACCGCCCTGTTAGAGGTTCACAATCTCGCTACGAGCGATGAAGCCCTGCGTGGTTTCTGGGCTGGTTGGACAGGTGTTCAGAGATATTATAAGGGTGCTTTTACAATGCCTTGGCCTGCTTATCACACCCGTAATATGTTTTCCAACTTTGTCCTTAACTGGATAGGTGGCGTTAAAAATCCCAGAAGCTATATGAAGGCGCTTGCCCTTCAAATGAACAGAGGTGTTCCTTTGCGCTTGCCAAATGGTCTCGTTTTATCGCCTGACGACTTGATGCGCCACGCACGAGAGTGGGGTATTCTGGGCAAATCTGTTGGTTTTATGGAGCCGGAAGAAATCGGCAAGGCGACAATCAAGGGCACAAAAGGTCTTTTTGCAAGGCATTTCAAGGGACAAGGTATAATTCGCCAGAAGGGGATGGCAGCTGGAATTGCCATCGAGGACAACGCCCGATTAGCACACTTTATCGAAAAACTTGAAAGCGGGTTTAACTTTCAAGACGCAGCCAGAAGTGCTAAAAATGTCTTGTTTGATTACGGCGATTTGAGCCGCATAGAGAAAAAATACTTCAGAGATAGAGGTATTTTCTTCTACACTTTCGCACGCAAAAACATAGCTCTCCAAGCCAAAACCTTACTTCAGCAGCCGGGCAAGCAGGCGTTCTGGTCGCACGTGGCTGGCGGAACGCCGGAGATGCTCGGCCCCGAAAGGGAATACCCCGATTGGTGGCGTGAGCAGATAGTTAGCCGACCACTTGCAATCCCATTTATCAAGCCAAAAGAAGGCGAGGAGGTAAGAATTGCCGGTATGGGTATGCCGTTCGAAGAGGCGTTCGGCTCTTTTGCGGGACCTGGTTATAGTGTTTGGGAAAGGGCAAGGCGTATAGCTGCAAGGCAGTTCGGCAAGGTTGCGCCAATGATAAGAACACCGGCAGAGTTTATTACCGGAAGAGACATCTTCTACGACAAGCCAATATCGGAAACCGGCTATGCTCCCTACTTTTTGGGTGGGGCGACTAAATTACCCTATGTCGGCAAGGCAATAGAAAGAGTTGCTGGTGTTAAAGAAATTGCCCGTGAGGGCAAACCGTCTTATTATAAGATGAGGCCTGAACTTGCCTGGGGTATCCGGCAGACACCAGCGGCGAGGGCGTGGTCGAGTGCCGCTATGATAAGCAAAAGAGGCCAGCCGTGGCCGATTAAGGCATCGCACTTTATGCTTGGCCAGAAGCCACGTTTTTACAACCCCGACCTTCAGCGTGAGTGGGCGGAGAAAAGGGCGACGAGGCGATTGCTCGAAGAAAAGTATCGTGCGGGCGATATAAGGAAATTCCAACGCTTCTATGTCCCGAAGGGGCGGGAAAAAGATGAACAGATGGAATTATTATTAAAATCTCAATAGGAGACCAAATAATGAGATACTTACTACTACTTTTGGTTGTTTTTGTGCTGGTTGGTTGTGCTGCCACGAAAGGCATTTCGTCTATACCGCCCGCCCCTCAACAAGCTGATGGCGGACTGGGCTTTGTCCGGACGCTGGGTCTTGTAGGCATTGGAGCGGTAGTGTTCCTTGCCTGCTGGAACTCGATGAAGATTTATATCGCCGCAATAATTGGTATCGCAACTACTGTATGCCTCACTACGGTTTGTATGCACTACGAAAAATGGTTTGCGTTAGTTATGTTCATTGCTTTGGGAACAGGTCTGCTTGCGGCGGTCGCAAGTTTGTTCGTTAAGCATAAAGGTATATTTTTGGCTTGGAGAAAAAGGAAATAAATATGAAACTACAAAAAACAGGTGCAGGACTGCTTGTCGCAGCCCTTGTTCTGACGTGGTTGGCCGAAACAGGTTGGGCTTATTGTGTCTTGCTTTGTGTGGGTTGTATTGATTTGCATCTATGGCGGACAAACAAACAAACGATTAGCCAGTGGATACAGGGCTTATGGCCGAAGAAGATTGACTATCCCATCCTCGCCGGTCTTGCGGTTTATACCTTTGCAATGTTCTTTGAGCAGTTTGGTTTTATCGCAGGTATGCAAGCAGCCTTGCCTTTGCTTGTGTTTTTCCTTCTGGTTCATCTTTTTGCAGACGAGGATTGAAAGTAAAGCTGCCGTAAGAACGCTATAAGAACGCTATAATTTGCTTTCATTTTCTCTCCTCCTTTCAGGCAGCCCGTCTAAAACGGATTTTGGGCGGGTTGTTTTTTGATGTCTTAATCTCCGAAATTAAACACATCATCAGAAGTGCCATATTGACCATCAAAGCCCGCAGAGAGTAGGATATAAGAATCTACTCTATAAGGCCTGCTCGTCGTGGTAATCTTGTCGTTCTTTGTATCTACATAAAATCTTTCCCAATCCGATGTCAGCATTTCATCCTTATAGAGTGGATGGTAAATGCCTGGTGATTGTTCCCACGGCAGACCAAGTTTCACCAATTCCTCATTATCCCTGTAATTGTAAATGTTTCTGGGGTCTGTTGGGGTATCAACATTATGGTTGGTTTTGGATGTATCTGCCCTGTAGTAAAGTATGGGCATACCGGTTTTACTGCCAAGCCCCGTATCACCTACCCCAGCAGTTCTGGGCGTTACACATCTGTAGGCATCGCACAAAACAAATCTATCCTCGTCCAACAGCCCTGTCTTTCCTGACCCATATAGATTTTTAAGTTTGTATGTATTAGCACTTTCGAGTTGCAAATATGGCCCTTCTCGGAGTCGCAAGTTAGCAAGATACGCAGCGTCCGGTGGGTCAGGGGGATTATCAGGATACAGCTCATCAGCACCAACGCCATCATCACTATTGAAATGTGAATAAGGATGAAAACCAAGCAAATCCTGACCCATCATCGCCTCACAAAGTTTTGTTGCTCCGCAGTAGTCGTCGCCGTTTTCGTCTTTCGCATTCGAGCTTGGAAAGTCATCGAAGTCGGTCGCAAAAAGCTCCATCGCAACTTCGATACTATGGAACTGGGCTTTTTGCCTCACCCTTCTGGTGTAGCGCCTCACCCTGTTCAAGGCCGGAACAAGCAGGCCTATCAGAATTATAATAATGCTCATAACCGTTAGCAGCTCCACAATTGTAAATGCCGCCTTTTTCTTGGTTTGTTCTTTCATTGTGTTCATTTTGTTTCCTTTCAAAAAGTTCAATTTTTATTATTTTACTTGTTTTCTGTTAAGAAGTCAAGAAAAATCTTTGCCAGAAATGCGCATTTTCAGGCCGGAAGAGGAGATTTTGTAAAAAAGTGTAAATTTATTAAAGATTTCTCTCGACATCTCCGATAAAATACTATATGATAATCTTATTGAAAATATGCAAGTATTTAGGAGATAATCCAAATGGCTGAACCTGAAATCAGAATTATGCAAATAAGCGCCTCGAAAGAACTCTGGGAAAAATTTGATGAGTGGCGGCGAAAGCAAGGATGCACTTCTTTAGCAGAAGGCATACGAACTGCGATGCGAGAGGTTTCTAATTTTGAGGTTAAAAATGAAGAGGCCTAAAGCCATAGCAAGAAAAGCAAGAAATGAGGGTTTAATAATTGTTCCGGATTGTTGCGAAGAATTTCGTGAAAAAACTGAGAAAGATAAGGAAAATCAAAGCTAATGTCTATAGCATACCAAGTTAATCTTGCAGAAAAAAATGGCAAAATAATTCGACCTAAATTTTGTCAAGGGTGTGGAGCTAAAAAGAAACTGCATAGACATCACGCTGATTATGCAAAACCTCTCGATATTACTTGGCTTTGTCGCAAATGTCATATCTTATGGCATAAACAACACGGCAGAGCTCAAAATGGTTATTTAATAGATAAAAAAAATCAAAAACAACCAACAATTACAGCATCCAAACAATTGTGGGAAACATTCATCAAATGGATGAACTTGCGAGGTCATCAATCTTTACCTGAAGGTCTTCGTGCAGCTATGATAGAAGTTACGCAATTTAATCCAAAAGAAGAGTAATCAATAGACAAAATGAACCAACTTATAACAAAAGCAAGCTCAATTGCCCAACACAAAAGATTAGAAAGGGAGCAATGAAAACAAATAATACACTCGATTGGTGGATTTTGCTGGCGATACTTATTGCTTTGTTTATTTGCCTTGTGGTGGGAATTATCTCTAAACAAAATAATCAAATAACAATTGTAATCGCTGCTTATGCTATTGTTCACACTAATATGATGTGCCACTGCGATGAAAGATGAAGAAACAACCAAAAAGATGATGGCAAGTTCTTTTACAAGTTGATAGTGAAATAAGGCGGCGGCGTGGTAGCGCTGGGTAAGGTGGTCGGTGGTGTGGCTTAATGGAGCACAGGCATTTAGAACTACCAATAGAGTGCCTGCCATACGAAGCAACGGTGCAGGGTGGGGTATCCTGCCTGCCTTATTATATTCTGCGAGGCGGCGGCGTTGCGAGAAAACGCACCGAGTTGGATAACACTTGCAGGCTTGGTGGCTGATGTAAACTGCCTTGGCTGGTAAGTATGTCGGAGCCAACACCATAGACAATGTAATGGCCGAAGTTAATCTTTAGGTATTACAAACGAAGTGCCAATAGGTATAGAGATTGTGCTGAAGCAGGCAGTAACCTGCCCGCCCCGCACCAGTCATTTTAATCCTCCTCCTCGGGGGCAGGTTTTTATCGTTTTCCCCTGCCCCCAATTTTGAAAGGAATAAACAATGAATAATTACCACATAACAAAAGAAAATCTATTCGCAATGAAACTCCACGAAACTTTGCACCTGAATGATTGGACATCTGTGCTTCGTGTATTTGGCGGTTGGATTTATATTTTCGTCCCACCAGACGAAGGAAGTGATTTTGGTGTTTTTGTGCCAGAAGTCCAAAATGTTGAAGTGAAAACCGGTAGTAGAAAGTAAGGTGAAGTATGGAACACACAAAAGGCAAAGCTATTGAAGAATTTCCAGCTTACGAAGTTACGGCCAGCGGAGAGATTTTTTCGGTTGTGTATAATTGGAGAGGATATGGCAAACGTGCTTTAACGCAAACACCTAATTTTTTTAATTATCTTAGAGTTGCAATGACAAAAAATGGCAAGCATTCTACTCGATTTGTGCACAAATTAGTTGCTAAAGCATTTTTGCCACCTAAAAAGCCCGGCCAACAAATAAGGCACTTAGATGGCAATCGCCACAATAATAATGTTTCTAATTTATTGTGGGGAACGGCGAAAGATAACGCAAATGATAGGAAGCGACACGGCCGAACATCTCACGGACTAAAGCATTCTGTTGCTATTAAAAAAGGACACGAAAGGACGGGTTGTTATGTCAAATAATTGGACAAAAGGCAAATGGACATTTAGAAAAAAAGAGGATGACGAGGCAATCATAGATGTTGATGGTGAGTATTTTGCCGCTATTTGTTTTCCACTGCGAAAACATCAAAAAAGTATAGAGGCCAACGCCCGCCTGATGGCCGCCGCACCACAACTGCTGGTAGTAAGCCACAATCTTGCAGAAACGATAGGGATAGATTACGCCATAAAGAAACTATCGACAATATCTAATGATAATATGGCTATTGGAGTAGCAGCCATTTTAAGGGGAATACAGCAACAAGCTAAAGCCGTCATTGAAGTGGCAGAAAGGAAAGAATGAATTGGTATGTGATTAAATCCTTAATAATTGTTGGTGATGAGGGCCACATTGTCGAATTGACAGTCAATGCCGTAGATATTTTTAAGGCGATTGACGAGGCAACGCATGCATACAGCCGGATTTGCTTCAATAAATACCACGATATTACTCGTGTTCAAGACGATTGCGGGCGATTTCGTGAGGGGATTTTGGAGGTCATAAATGTTATGAACGACTCGACTTTTGATAACAGTTTGTCATTGAGCTACTGGGGAACTCCAGTCGAAAGGATGGGAATATGCAAATCATAAAATTCAGAGGATTAACACTTGATACAAGGCAGGAAGTCAAGGGCTATTACTGCAAGGTTGAAGGTAAGCATTACATTATTTTAGATGATGCAGAAATACTTATTGGTGCAGAAGCATCACCTCTTTGTAAAGATTGTATCACTGGCTTTGTCGAAGTTGACCCCGAAACTGTAAAAATTGTTAAAAATGGCACGGTCGCAGAAAGCCACGAACTTTTAGGGGAAAAGAGAGGAAAAGAAAATGAAACGGTGCAAAGATTGTGAACACGGTTCCTATGACCGAGGTAAGTATTCTAAAAAACTATGGTGTAGCTTAAAAGCGTGCTGGCCTTGTTGGCCGTTTTGTGATGCCTATAAGCGCAAGTGGTGGAAATTCTGGAGGCCAAAATGAAATTGCTCACAGCCCTATGGTTCGGGTTTTTAGCTCTGTGGATGCCTGAAATGTTCGATGGGTTTGGAGGCAAAAAATGAAAATCATTGATAGCATTATCATTTTCTTATTCGGCTTTGCACTTGGTCTTGGCTGTTATTATTCTCTTTTGTCTGAAGCTCCAACGGTCGTAGAGCCGTCAGAACTTATCATAATCGAAGTTAATGACTCGAATAACACATCACTCTCCTCTGAAGCCAGAGTCGGTGGCGTTGGCTCTGGCTTGTTTGAAAGCTCTGAAGGGGCAGGCATCACTTCAAACGAAGGCAAGGTATCCCACTTGTTTTTATCGGCTTGCCCCTATTTTGAAATTACCGCATATTGCCCGTGCGAAAAGTGCTGCGGTAGGTTTTCAGACGGTATAACGGCGAGCGGCCATAAAATCGCCAAGGATGACAAATTTGTGGCTGCTCCGCCGTTTATACCCTTCGGCACGCTCTTGGCCATCCCTGGCTACGCTGGGGGGCTTCCCGTGCCTGTGTTGGATAGGGGCGGAGCTATCAAAGGGAACAAACTTGACGTTTTCTTTGGAGATAAAGATGGTATTTCCGGACATCAACGCGCCCTGAACTGGGGCAGGCGACAATTAGAGGTGAAGATATACAAAGGCGGTGCAAAATGAGCGACAAGCTAAAACCGTGTCCCTTTTGTGGTGGAGAAGATATTGGCATAAGCCGCATATACATAGACCCCTTGTCTGACCCCTTGTCTTCCGGGCGTCTTCCAGACGAGGTGTATGTTGGTTGTATTAGTTGTGGTATCGGATTCACCGAAGAAACAGAAGAAGAAGCTATCAAGGCGTGGAACAGGAGGCCAAAATGAGTTTGCTCTCAATTTTAGAAAACGCCGACAGACCGATAGTAGCAGCTGACTTGGCTTATCTGTTAGGTCTTCAGGGCAGCCGAGAGGGGCAAAGACGTAGGGTAAGAGCTTTGATAAAAGAACTCCGAGACGAAGGGTGCTGGATTATAGCAACGCTGAGCGATGGCTATTGGCTTACGGATGACTTTGCTTTATGGCGGGATTACTTGGAAAATCGGAAGATAGATGCCAAACGGATTTTCGCTGAAATCTCTCGTAGAAGAGAGCAAGTAAGCGCAAGAAAACAGGGTCAACTATTCGGAGATTGAAAATGAAAACAAAAAGAAAACATAGATTTGTCGTTGGTTTTAAAGAGGAAAGCCAGTGTATTTATGGCAAGGATGCGTTTAGTGAGCAATGTGAGTGTGATGTTGCTTCGTTTACGCAACCAATGACAATTTTTCAAGCAATCAGACAGCTCGAAACTTTAGATGGCGATAAAAAAGGTGTTTATGAGTTAGTTGAAGTTGACCCTAAAAAAGAAAAACTCAAACAAAAAATCCTAAATCAAATGCTGATAGGGAAACAAAGAGGGAAACAGTGAAAAAAACAAACAGGGCGGCGGCACAGAAATAGCAAAGGGTTTGAGTTAAAACAGCCCCGCTGGGCGGTCTGGCGGGGCGCCGCCCCCGATTGAAAGGAGCGAAAACAGTAATGATTAAGTATGGCCGAACCGACCCCCGTTATTACTACGCCAAGGACTTTCGGCTTGATGGCTTTTCCCACCCACTCTATCCTGATAGGCAAGTTGATAAATATCCTTCGGCGACAAGTATTTTGTCGTTGTTGGACAAACCAGCCCTACGGCAGTGGGCGGCGAACTGTGCGGTGGATTATATCCTACAATGGAGTGCTGTTAATGAGGCTGACCCTGAATGGATAACCTGCAATAAACACATACCAAACAAAGCCCGCTTTGCCTACAAAAACATCAGCAAAGAGGCGAGGGATACCGGAACAGATATACACGAATTGTGCCAAGCCCATCTTGAGCAACTTTTAGCGGGACAAGTAAATAATCTTCCAGATTTATACGAGAACGCACCGGAAAATCAGCAGAAGTTGTTTGATAAGTTTTTACTCTTTTGCAACAAGCACCACGTCAAGCCCCTTGCCATAGAAAAGAAGTGCTGGGCTGTTGGCTGGGGTTGCCGGCTTGATGTGGTCTGGGAAATAGATAAGTTCTGGGACAGGAAACACAAAAAAGACAGGGTTGTTGCCCTGTGTGATTTCAAGACGGGCAAGGGCAGGTATTACAACGAATGGGGCTTGCAATTGGCCAGCAACAGGCAGGCATTTAATAAGGTGCAAACAGAAAGCGTAGTTTCCTATCACGGCATTCTCAAGTTCAATAAGGAAACATTAAAAGTCAATTACAAAGATTTTAGTCCATTTTATGAAAGAGATTTGGACTCATTTGAGGACTTAATGAGGTTCTGGTGGAAACAAAATGAAAATAACATCGAAGAAAATTCGAGAAAACCTGATGAAGCTGTCCCCGCAGAAGCGGGAGCAGTTTCGGCAGTGGATTAACTGGTTTTTAGCCACAAAACAGGAAGAAGAAAAAATGAAAAAACCTAAATCACTGGACACAATACCTAAAAGCGAATACAAGCAGATGATGCAGGACGAGAAACAGCGCAAAAATGCGATAGTGCCAAGAAGTTTTTTTACTTTCCCATCCGAACCATACCTTAAAATGAAAGGAGATAAAGATGTTGCAAAACGCAGTGAATAATCCAGAGCAAGCCGTGGACGCCCCGTTGGTTCTCCGCTCGTATCAGCCAACTAAATACAATGAGAACGGCAAGGCGTTTCAGCAAGCAGTCCTCTTGGACGCTTCGGAGAACGCCGAATACAATATCAAAATCTGGCAGGGTAGTGGTATGCCCCTGACCCCTGACCTTGTCGGCCAGACCTTACCCTTCAGGATTACGGGCAGGATATACGGCAACAAGACCTATCTATCCGGCTTCTGGCAGCAGCCACGACAGCCCCAGCAGCAAGGCCAACAGCCGCAGCAAGGAAGGCCGCAGGCCGCTGCACAGCCCCCTAAAGCACCTATCGGGGCGGTTGGACGGCCAAGAGGCAATACAGACAAGCTAATCGTGGCGCAGGTGGTCTATAAGGCGCTCGCCGAGAAGTTTAACGACCCAAGCGCTTTTGACGTTTGGCTGATGGCAAGCTATCCAGTTATGAAAAGGCATATTGAGCTAATAATGGATGCTGCTTCAAGCGAACCAAAGCCGCCGCCGGCAGATTTAGACGACCAACAAGACCGAGAAATGCCGTTTTAGAGGTGCAAGATGGAATTGATAAAAATCGCTGATGCAATCGAGGCGTTAATCAAACTTATTGGCGAGACCCGCCGAGAGATTGAGAAGAAAGGCAATGCACGAGCAGAGGCAATATCAAACTACGATAGGAAGATTGCTATAACACTTGCGACCTTGCGAGACACCGAATTATATGAGTTGGCCGGTCAAACTTACAAAAGTCCACCCGTAACAATTATGGAGAAAATAGCCAAAGGGATATGTGCTGATGAGCGATATAAACTGGAAATAGCAGAAAGCGACTACCGAGCGACAGTTTCAAACCTGAACGCCTTGCAAAGTCAACTCAATGGGTATCAATCAATTTTCAGAAACCTTGCAGAAATATAAACAACTTAAGGGGAAAAATGAAACAAAAACAAACAGGAATGTTTTGGCATTGTCATCACGATATATTACTTGAGTATTGCCACAGCTACGACGAGAGAAAACGATTTATCGTAGAAAAAAAGCCTGAAAACGAAATCGAAACCCGCTTGCGCCTATTCAAGCCCGTAATGGGGAAATTACCAAAGATAGTAGTCGATACGGCGATGACTTACGACAAGGAGAGGACTGCTTGCGAAAAGGCGAGGGATGCTTACGGCAAGGCGAGGGATGCTTACGACAAGGCTGCTTACGGCAAGGCGGGGACTGCTTACGAAGAGGCGTGGGCTGCTCACGAAAAGGCGTGGGCTGCTGCTGCTCACGAAAAGGCGTGGGCTGCTTGGGCTGCTCACGAAAAGGCGTGGGCTGCTTATGAAAAGGCGATTGAGGACAATCTGCCAGCACTCCTCGAACTGCACAAAAAGGAGTGTCCCGATTGTCCCTGGCAAAATAACACTATTTTTCCCAACAAAGGCTGAAGAGGAATGCGAATAACTTATGGCCGTGATACGAGCTGGCGGCGACGCTAAAGCGCTCTGGGTTACAGTCCCAATTCTGCAGTGGTAGCAATAAGAGCAGTAGCTACCCTTGATGACGAATTCAGAAGTGCCTTAAGCTGCTAATCGGGCACATTACGAGAATTCGACCTTGAGATGGCTAAGGAATGAGAATGAGAATGTCATCCCGCCAGCTTTTGAAAGGGAATAAAAATGAGCTACGATATGGAGAAATGTCCAAAGTGTTTCAAAGAATATGACCCTCTTGGAATGTCAACTTTGCCTAAACTTAAAGACGGCAAATGTCCTCGTTGTGGCTTTGATATAGCTAAACTGGACAGAGAATTGAAAATGGGAAAAGACAAGATAGCTCGGCAGCGGCGTGTGGTTCGATGAAGCCCTATAAGACCGCCACACAAGCTCAAAGATGGTCGGCTCGATGAGAATAAGAGCGTTGCCGCTGCCAGCTTTTTTAAGATATTTTTTATTTTTTCCTTGACGGGGTTGGAAAACAAGTGTAGGTTGTGAGTATGGATAATATCAGAGTAAGCATAATATCAAAATGGATTAACCGCCCAAAAGGCCATTTCACCTACTCTGGTGTTGTCCATCCTTGCGGGCGGTTTTTTTATGAGATAGAATAATGGATTACATAAGAATTTGCGATTGGGAAACTTTTCAGCATTACACCAAACGCAATCCCCCGTGGATAAAACTACATACCAGTTTGCTTGATAACGAGAAGTTTGAGTGCTTGCAGAATGATAGCAAAGTGCTATTGATATGCTTGTGGTTATTTAACTCTCGCAAAGGCAATGGCGAAATTCCCGCCGACTCCGCCTATCTTCGACGAAAACTACCAGTAGGTAGAAAAATAGACCTACAACCTCTTGTAGACGCAGGGTTTATAGAGTGCTATCAAGATGATAGCAAGGCGATAGCAACTGATGATAGCAAAGTGCGTGCATTAGACAGAGACAGAGACAGAGACAAAAGAAAGACAGAGAAGAGTAAAGATAGATATATGGACTTCATTTTTCTCACTGAAGAGGAATACGAAAAATTAGTAAAACAGTTTGGGGCAGAGGGTCTCTCTGAAAAAATAGCAGCTTTGAATGATTATGTCGGCTCGACAGGAAGAAAATACAAATCTCATTACCACACAATCCTTAATTGGGAACGAAAAGAACGAAAAGATGGCAGTAAAACTGGGAAATCTACTCCCGAAAGTGTTAGAGAAGATAACATCCGTTAGGTGTGAGAACTGTAAAGTCCGTCCGAAACGAGGCACGGATAAGTTCTGTAAGCGGTGTATTGACAGGTATCATCGCAAGCAGCGTATGACGGCGGAGAGGGCGGATGCCCTTGCGCTTCAGCTTGTCGAACCGCTATATGCTAACGCTACTCTCGATGATATAGAGCCGGGGATGCGCAAAAAGCTATTAGGTCGAGAGGCGGAGCAGGATTTGTTTCTTTTTGGTTTACAGGGCAGAGGTAAGACGCACATTATGGCTGCTCTGATTAGGCACTATATCGGTCAGGGTTATGGATGTATGCGAATATGTTTTGACGATTTTTGCTGTCAGGTCAGGACTACGATGAGTCCTGCTTCGAAGATGACCGAGTGGGATATGATTAAGCCGTTGAAAGAAGTTGATATGCTATTTATTGACGACTTGGGATTGCGCTCCAAGCCGGAAACAGATTTTGCTTATGGCACTTTGTATTCCATTCTCAATAAACGGCAGGAACGGCTGCTGCCTACTTTTGTGAGCAGTAATAAGAACCTTGCCCGTCTGGGCGTGGCTTTTGACGAGCGTATTGTTAGTCGTTTGCGGACGGCGTTGGCAATAGAGTTGGTTGGTGTGGACAGACGAAAAATGCCAGAGATTTTGGCAGAAAAGAAAGGTGGTGCAAAATGAGCATAATTCCTCCAGCAAGGCAAAAAGGAATAATAAAAGTAGTGCTTAAATACATAGGTCGCAGCAAGCCAATAACAGAAAAGCAACCAGAGCCGACAAAGTTCACTGCAAACAAAAATTTGCAAGATGAGAATGAGCGGCTGGAAGAGGCATTGCAAGATATAGCAAGCCATTGGTGTCCAAAGATATATTCACCCACCTGTCCAGAAATAGCAGAGCAAGCCCTGAAGGAGATGCAAAATGAGTAAGGCACTTGATGTACTAAGGCACAGAATAGCTGTGTGTCAGCCCTTTGCTGATAATGAAAATTACGACATTGGCCTAACAATAAAAGAGGGAAATGACATTCTTGCTGAGTTTACCAAAGAGCCAGAGCCGACAAAGTTGGCTGAAAAATTGCGTCAATGTATTAAAGTTGCAAGGGGTGGCATACCCGAACTTAATCATTTGCCATCTGCCAAAGATTTTGTTGATGGTGTGATTAAAGGTTATCAAGAAGCCGCCGACCTTCTTGACACCCAGCAAGCCGAAATCGAGCGGCTGAAAAATACATTGTTGTGGTTCAGGAAAGACCTTGAAAAAATCCAATCAATAACCGAACAAGAATTTTTTACTCTTTGCCAACGATGGCTTCCGCATCTTGACCAAGCCCTGAAAGGCGGTAAATGAAATGGCAAGCGTATGGAGTGGAATGAATTTTGAAGAAATACAAACTGCAGCCGATGAAATGTTAAAAGATAAAGACGTAGATACATCCGCCCATCTTTATTTTGGTGATGTAATTATTCTAATAGCAAACTTGGCTGCAAGACTTAAAGAACAGGCCGAGCTTGGCAAGCAGGTTGATTTAGAGGAATTGCATACTGACCAAATTGAAGCGATGGCAATACGGCTTGAAAAATGTGAGGCCAAGAACGAATGGTTGAAAAAAGAACTTGAAAAGCATCGCTGGATACCTGTAAGCGAGAGGTTGCCGGAAGATGGACAATATGTGCTTATCGTTACTGATGGTGGAGTAGATAATGTAAATTGGTATGCTACTTACCACACAACTACCCACTGGAAGCCGATAATACTTCCAGAGCAAGCCCTGAAGGAAGCAAAATGACAAGCAAAGCGATTGAAAAACAGAACTTGAAATGTGGATGCGGTGGCAACATTGAGATATACAAAAATTACTATGAACATATCTATACTTCGGAAGGCAAACTGACATTTTGGTCAGCCAAGTGCACGAAATGTTCTCTGCACATAGATGGTGGTGGGGGGCTTTTTGGCAAAGATGCAATTGAAAACAAAGAAGCTATGAAAAGAATAGTTAAGCAAATATTGAATGGAGGCCAAAATGACACGGATGGGATTTGGAACAGACAAGCAATTTAAGCCGAAGTATGGCAACCAGCCTGTTGACGCAACAGTGAATGGGCGCTTGACGCATTTCAAGTCAAAGCTCGAATATCGTTGGGCGCAGCACCTTGATTTTCTCAAAACCATAGGCGGGATAAAAGATTGGTTTTACGAATTCCATACGTTCAGGGGCTTTCCTGAAAATCAGCCGGTTAAGGAATATACTCCTGATTTTCTTGTGCGAACAAACGAAAATGAATTGGAATATTACGAGACGAAGGGGATGCTTTCCGCTTATGACCTGAAAAAGTTCAAGTTGCTTTTTGATGAGCGCCCTTATATTAAACTCATTGTTGTCTTTTGGCAAAAACCAAAGTTGAGTGTGAACAAAAAAAACAAACTTGAATGTTATTGCCACCGAGTAATCTGGAGCGCAAAAACTGTTATGAAAAATAGTCCAATTGATATGGATTGAGGGAGTATCCAAAAGATGGTTATAAAAAGTTGGCTTGAAGGAGGATTAAAAAATTATGAATGGATTAAGGGAGATTGAAAGATGGGCACGAAAATACAATGGACTGACGAAAGCTGGAACCCCGTAGTCGGTTGCTCGAAAGTCAGTGCTGGTTGTGAGAATTGCTATGCGGAGAAGTTTGCCGTGAGGTTGGCTGCCATAGAATTATCACGCTCAGCAAAACAACGAATGAATTTATCAAGTCCATATCACGTTGTTACTGATGGTAGCGGTTGGAACGGGAAAGTGGCGACTATTCCGAGCAAGTTGGAAATTCCCCTTCATTGGCGCAAGCCCCGCAGGATATTTGTATGTTCGATGGGCGATTTGTTTCATCCATCTGTGCCAGTTGAGTTTATTGCTAAAGTATTAAGCATTATTTCTATGAGTCCACGACATACTTATCAAGTTTTAACTAAACGGCCAAGCCGAATGGAGCAATTTTTTACAGATAAAAACAGGATGTGGCAACTTGGTGCGAGAAAATTGCCTTTACCAAACCTCCATCTCGGCGTATCAGTTGAGAACCAAAAAGAAATGTGGCGGGTTGGTGTTTTGGGTCGAATACCAGCAGCAGTAAAATTTATCAGCTTTGAACCCTTGCTCGGAAATATAACATATTGTCCTATTAAAATGGAACGGTTGGAGTGGGTTATCATTGGCTGCGAGTCCGGCCCGAAACGCCGACTCTGCAAGCTCGAATGGGTGCGGGATTTAGTCCAGCAATGCAAAGCGGCAGATGTGAGAGCTTTTGTAAAGCAATTAAGCATAAGTGGCAAGGTTGAGCACAACATAAATAAGTTTCCCGAAGATTTGCGACTCAGGCAGTATCCCCAAGGGCAAGGATGATATGGATACAAGCAATAATAAAAAAGTAATTTTGGATTTATGCGCAGGAACTGGTAGTTGGTCTAAACCATACCAAGAGCGTCCTGAAGTTTATGATGTCCGTTTGGTGACTTTGCCTGATTGCGATGTGCGAACTTATCAGCCGCCTGAAAATGTCTATGGTATTCTTGCGGCCCCGCCTTGCACGTATTTTTGTCGAATGCGAATGTGCAGAGGTCGCCCAACTGATAAACAATTCGCACAGGGATTAGCAATAGTGGATGCTTGCTTGCGAATTATATGGCGGTGCAAACCACAATTTTGGGCCTTAGAAAATCCAGAGGGGTATTTGAAACTATGGTTGGGTGAACCTGTTTATGTATTTCAACCCTATGAATTTGGTCATAGTTATTCAAAGAAAACTTGGCTTTGGGGAGATTTTGTTCCACCTTTCAAAAAGTTCACTTATACATCACACAAAAAGAGAGTGATTTGTAATTTGGTCGGTAAGAATAGAAAAGAAAAAAGAGCAATAACACCATCGGGCTTTGCACAAGCATTCTATGAAAGTAATAGGTAATGGATATGGCGATAAATCAGATTGTTGAAAGGGAATGAAGGTGGATATGCTAAAAGTAAAACTTGTAGGTGAAGATGGTAATGTATTTGCCATTATCGGGCGGGTCTCAAAAGCTCTCCGAAAAGCAGGGATGTCTGATAAAGCAAATGAGTTTTGGGAACGAGCAATGAATAGTGCCTCTTATGACGAAGTGCTTATGTTGGTTGGTGAATATGTTGAGGTTGAGTAAATGGATTTACCGACAGGACAGATTGTTGAAGGCGACTGCCTTGAGATTATGGCTGACTGGCCGGATGGTGTAGTTAATGCTATTATTACCTCGCCTCCCTACTGGGGTTTGCGTGCTTACAACACAGAGCCGGTCGTGTGGGGCGGCAGGCAGGGTTGCCAGCACAAGTGGGGCGAGGAGCTTATTCGCAGTAATAGAGGAACGGCAAGCGGCCGCACTGCTCAAACAGGCACACATAAACGGGGTGTGCAAGGCACAGAAACCAAACAAGGCCAGTTCTGCTCTCTCTGCGGTGCTTGGCGTGGCGAGCTTGGCCTTGAGCCAACGCCGGAATTATACATTGAGCATCTTATGGCCGTATTTGACGCTTTGAAAAGAGTTCTGCGGGACGATGGGATATGCTTTGTAAATATCGGGGATACCTACGGTGGAAGCGGTGGGCCGGGGGGTGATTATGAAAGAATGTATGCGGACGAAACAGCCAAAAAACAAAATAAGCTACGCGGCAACAACCCCAATAGAACATTACAAGCCAAATCTATGTGCCTAATCCCCGAAAGATTTGTAATTGCGATGGCCGAACACGGCTGGATAGTTCGGTGCAAAATTATCTGGGCAAAGGGTGTGTCCTTTTGTGAGACCTATTCCGGTTCTTGTATGCCGGACAGCGCAAAAGATAGGCCGAATAAGAACGGCTACGAGATGGTCTATATGTTCACGAAGGACACCGGCACGCAGTTTTGGATTAACGAAAAAACCGGCGTTATGGTCAATAAGCAACCGGCAGGAACGAAAGGCGTAGAAGGGACAGATTGGCGGTGGATAGAGCATTCTGCCTGCAAAGGTAAGGGTTGTGATAAGAAGCAATGTGTGAACGGCAAGGCTAAATCCTCTTTTTGGCAGGCCAACGATTACTGGTATGAGCAGCAGTATGAGGAGCAGTCGCAGAATTATACAAAGCGAGACGGTGTCAGGCTACGTCTGAAACAAGAGAAAAATCCTGATGTGAATTGGGCAGCAGATAGTTTTTATTATGAAAACAATCCTCTTGGCCGGACAATTCGTAATGTCTGGTGCATAAACCCGCAGGCATATTCAGAAGCTCACTTTGCAACCTATCCTGAAAAATTGGTCGAACCACTTATCAAAATGGCCGTGCCGGAGCAAGTCTGCAAAAAGTGTGGTCTGGGCAGGAAAAAGATATACAATTTGGATTATGACATTGATAACAATAAACCCAAGGCGACCTTGAAATATCCTGCCGCAGGCACGCCTGATGGCAAAACCCATTATGGCTCTATGCGTTTTGCTCACGGCTATGCAAAACATATACAAACTGGCCTGACTGATTGCGGTTGCAAGGCGGGCTGGAGAAATGGTATTGTGCTTGACCCCTTCGCCGGAAGTTCTACGACCTGTGTTGTGGCCTACGAGCTTCGCCGTGATTATATCGGCATTGAGCTTCAGCCGGATTATGTCCAGCTTGCCCGCCAGCGCCTGGCCGCCCACAAGGAAAATTATGGCCTAATTGAAAGGGAATAAAATGGAAGAAACCACAGAATTAGAAAACCTAAAGGGACGAAACGAAGTGTTGGAAGCGTTGTTAGGCAGGATTGACTGCTATTTGGATTACAACGGAGGAATTGCCCACGACTCTCAATGCCACAGAGAAATTAAACTTACTTTGGGAAAAACAAGATGGGGGGAAAGGGTGGTATATCCACCCTCCCCATAAAGCCGGTAGTTATACAGCCGTTGCTTCTAATTAGAAAGGGAATGAAGATGACCGAATTAAGGACTTTTAGCAACGCATTTTCAAGGATGATATACAAACGAATGAGGCAGAAAACAGGATGCCCACCAGTTTTGGCCACAAAGTTGAGGCCTGCCCATTGGGGGTGGTATGTTGAAACGAAAGACGGCTCGTGCAGCATAGACCAACTTAAGGCGACGGATGTATGGGAAGCCAAATGTAAATGTATAGAAGCGTGGCAAGCCCTGCAGAGCAAAGAGGTGAAAAAATGAGTTCTGCTTATATGCCACAGAAGGGCGATAAGTTCAATGCCTTTGTTTTTACGCCTCACAAGTTGGCTGTTGGCTGCCCCTGTGTTTGTGATAAGAGCGGGCATTATGTAGTTTTTGCCACAGATAAGGATGGCAATAAAAGGATATTTCCTATCGAGAAGTTCTGGTTTGAAAAGGTGGAGAAATGAGCAAATTCCTGTAAAACCCCACTTTCAGCCCTTTTTGGCAAAGTCCGGCTCACGAGGATTGGCTGTAAGCCGTTCAAAGACAAAGGGCTGGACTAAACTACTCTGCTTTTGCAACCTCGATGATTTCCTTTTCGCTGTCAAGAATTTGGCCTATGCCCATCGCCCAACCAGACATTACTTGTCCTCGTGCGTCTGTTTCGCTGGTTGCCTTAATGTTGTAGCGCCGAGTTTCAGTAACCGAGACGGTTACTTCATAAGTATTGTAATCTTGTGTTGTAAATGTTTTTGTCATTTTCCTATCCTTTCCATTGATAAAACACTTTCAAATTCCACACCGAAACGATAAACCAAAATGTTAAGAGTAAGTATATCATTAAGCCCTTTTTGCCGAACTCCACTATTGATTTTTAATTCATCGGGGCCAGTAAAATTTCAGCGTGAGTAGCGTCCTGAATTACGTTTGGAAAATCAATGTCAAAGGCCAAAACCTGTTTGATTTTAGGCCATTTTTCTGTTGGCAAATTCAAGCCCCAGCTAATTAAGGCGTGGCGATTTTTCAGCAACGGGCAATTTTCGGTTTTCACAATTCGCACCATTTCGTAGTCCGGGCCTTTGCAATTCAATGGCCCAAGCGGGATTTTGGGGCAGTTATACCCCGGCGCAGGGCAAAAGTGCCTCGCTTTTTTGTAGCGCCGATACCAGATTTTCTTTACAGTTTTCATTTTATCACTCCTTAATAAAAAGCAAGCCCTCACCAGTCATCAGCCGGCGAAAGCGTAGATAGACCAGCTTGGGCTTGCGTTTAAGTTTTGGATTTGCTCTCGCCGACTTCATAAATACAATATCGACTATTTGGCTTTAGAAGTCAAGAACTTTTTTCAAAAAATATGAAAAAAAGTTTGACAAATCTGTAAAGATAGCTATAATAAAGAGTTAAAACAGTGATAATTTTAAGATTTCTTTGGGGAAAATACAATGGATTGGAAAGATACAAACGAAATGATAAAGTGGGGGAAAACGCCGGATTGTTTGGAAAAGTGTGGGACTTGCGGTAAAATAAAACCATTACTTGAATTTCGCAAGCCTCAACTTTACAAAGGCAAGCCCTATTGGCAATGTAAAGATTGTGCATATCAATCTAATCGGAAACGGAAATTGGCCGAATACGGAATGTCGGTTGAGGAATATGATGGGCTGTTATTGCACCAAAGCGGAAAATGTGCGATTTGCAGGCAACCGCCGAATAGACGAAAGCTGGCAGTAGACCACAGCCATATGACAGGCAAAATACGAGGGCTTTTATGTTCATCTTGTAATGTTTTAATCGCCTTGGCAAAAGAAAATCCAACTATACTTTCCCGGGCGATAGATTATCTCGAAGATGGCGAATGCTTAACATATGATTAAGTGTTTGTTTCTAATTGGGGCGGATGTTTAATTCACTGAAAGAAATTAAAAAACCTTGCAATAATAAAAAAAGTTTGTTAAATAGTGAATAAAATACCGTAAAAGCGTGAACATCGAAAGGTATTATAGAAGGACGTTTTTTTGTGGAAGAAGAGCAACGGAGTGCTTTAACCAGAAAAATATCAGCAAGGCAGCTTTTGGCGTTTCGTTTGGTTTATAAAGAAGGCCTGACACACGAGCAGGCTAGCCAAATAATGGGCATCAGTCGAAGCGCAGTTGCAATGCTGATTAAAAGATTGCGGAAGGATTTTGCTGATTGTGTTCCAAAGCGAAAGCAGCGGAAGACATTGAGCCTTGATATTCTGGCGACAGATGAGCGAGTTAAAGAGAAATTCTGAAATTGAACAAATTACCGCTAACACTCAGAACATCCAGCGGCTGTTGACGATTTTAGAACCCAAGACATCTGAACAATATGACGCTATTTATTCAGCACAAGAAGTGCTTGCGCTTATAGAAAAGAACGAATTAAATGCAGTCAGAAGGGCGTTTGAGGACTGAAAAATGCGGATTAAAGAACGAAAGACCACAAAGAACCCTGAAAAGAAAGCAGAGAATATAAAGAGAGTTCGAGTTGGCCGGACGTTCGGAACCGGAAATGCTAACTATCCGCCCTACTGGCCGGAAAATACCTACTATGGACAACCGGATAGATTATTTTATTAAGGAAATCCGGCGCAAGCTGGTGTTATTGACAGCAGCTATCGCCTACGTGCCAGACCTTAAAAAGCGACGCAAATTCGTGGAAATGTTAGACGAAATACGGGATACAGACCTGTCGAACCTTGAGGACTTATGCAGAAAACAGCAATAAAACGCAAACCTCTTTCAAATAGAATGAAACTATTTGTTGAGCTACTACCAGAGCATAAGTTTATAGCTTATAAAGCAGGCATAGCGGCAGGGTTTAGTGAAAGTTATGCCAGAACCCGGTTGCCTGTGAGAATGTCGACCAATGTCTTGCTAAAACAAGCCATAGAGGCCAAAAGGAGAGAAATACAGGCGAAATCAGAGTATAACCGAGCTGAAGCGCATCGAAGATTAGACTCTATTTATGATATGGCGGAGCGTCAGCGTAATCCTATTAGTATGACTGGTGCTGTTAAGGAGTTAAACCGGCTATATGGCCTGATAACAGAGAAATTGGAGGTATCTGCCAGGGGTCGCAGGCCTGCTGATGCCGTTCAGGGCAGCAGGGCCAAGCTGAAGGCCTTGCAGGAGGGCAATAATGGCTAAATGTGCATATTGTGGGGCTGATGTGCCTCAAACAGAGGGTAAAAGGGCAAAGTTATATTGTAATGATAAGTGTCGTATGGCCTTCGTTCGCAAGGCAAGCATAACCGAACGGAAACCATTAACGAAACCATTAACGAACATAACCGAACAGAAGCCAATTAAGGCCACCTCCGGCGTGTGCTGGTGCTGCGGCGCAGAGATACCGAAGGGCACTGTCTGTTGTGGCCCCTGCGCTTGGTCTGGCAGGGCAGAGAGAGCTGGCAGCTATCCACCGCTGCTCACAGACCGAACGCCTGAACAGATGGAGATTGACTTGAACTCATTGACATTGACAGGCGACTGCCAGATGACTGACTACGAGCGTGAACATTACAAGCCGGCCAGTGAGTTGGCCAAGGGTGAGCATAATCCGGTAAGACCGGTCAGCAAGCCGGGCCAGGAAAGAATAGATGCTCATTATGCAGGCGTGTGCGATGACAGTCGATTTGATGATAGGAGAATAAAATGAGTGCTTATGGAGTGCAGAAAGGTGGAGGCCTGTTGCCCAGAAGCAGCGAGAAGCTGTCTGATGTGCCTTGTGGCGGCCTAACGGCGCCTGAGGGGTATCAAAGGACTAAAGCTATGAGAAAGACAGCCCAAAGCCACGACAAAGCTCACAATAGCACAGCTTTAGGCGAGCTTTCAATGAACAATGAATTAGAGTCAGAAATCAAAGACCCCAGAGGGGGCGGAAGGGGGTGGGGGTGTATAAATATATATAACCCCTTCCGGATACGACAGCTATTTTCGAAGTGTTAAGATGGGCAAGATGATATGACAAAGCAAGAAGTAGAAAGGATTGTTGAGGATAAATTGAAGAAGCAAGCGGTTTGCCCGCATTGCGGTCGGTGTCTCGTTTGTGGCAAGCCAAAGGAAGTTCTTTATCATTTTATCCCTTATCAAACTTTGACAAGCGACCCTCCGACTTACACAACTTACGGTTCTAACGATACTGATGTTCACAATTAAGATAGGTAAGTCAGATGGGTCTCAAGAAGGTTCGGCGAAGCAAAGCACATTTTGAGCGGGTCGGGCGGCTTGTTATGGCTGGTAATGTTAGGAGTCGGATTGAGGATTGCAATTTCAGGAGGTTATTAAGGATGCGGGTTATTAGGCAGGAGAGTAGGAAATAATGCCGTCAACCTCTCAAAATCAGCAGCAGGCGGCGGGGATTGCCTTATCGGCCAAAAGGAAGGGTCAGTGTGGTAGTTTGCCGCAAGGGAGTGCTTCGAGGCAGATGTGTGAGAGTATGACGATTGCCCAGCTTGAGGAGTTTGCCGGAACGACCGGAACGAAACGCAGTAATTTGCCTGAAAAGAGGAGAGATTATCTAAAATGATATATCCATCTGAAAGCGATTTATTTCCCGTGATTGACGGGATTGCCTTTGACGCAATAGCCAAAGACCCTGACTGGCAGCAGGACGAGATATGGCGATGTGCTGAGGAGCCGTGGTATTTCGTAGTAAATTACTGTTGGACTGTCCGGCGAGACGAGAAGGGCAGTTACATTGAGCGTGTTCCTCCAAAGGAGTATTTAAGATTGATGGCGGACGACTGGTATAGGAATTCGTTTTACGCCGTTTCCAAGAGTCGTCAAATGATGGCCACGTGGTTGTTTATTATATTAGTGATGCACGCCTGTCATTTCGGCGAGAACGTCCACGCTTGCTGCCAGACGAAAAAGGAGGAAGATGCCGACAGTGAGATGATACAGAGGGCGCATTTTGTTTTTCGGAACCTTCCTGGCTGGATGCAGAAGTTTAATCCTGCCAGGTATAGTTTTTGCAAGCTCACCTGGCCGCAGACTGCTTGTATTATGCGGGGCATTCCCGCCGGTGGCGACCAGATAAGGAGTCATAACCCAAACATATTATTAAGTGATGAGACTGCTTTTCAGCCGGACGCCGACGAGAGTTATACTGCCGCCTTGCCCTGTTGCCAGAGGATAACGCTTGTAACTTCGGCCAATCCTGGTTGGGCAGATGAATTTTTCCACGATAGGATTAAGGTAGCTTAAAGGAGAGAAAAATGAGTAAAGAAAAAACGTTATTGGAAAAGGCATCGGCTTTTATTGAACGCACTTGTGATGATAGGTGCGAATTCGAGGAGGATGAAAAAGAAAATCTATTAACAGAAATCAATGAAGCCCTTGCCGAGTTTGCCAAGCAGGGCGAGATTGAGCAACTGAAAAACGCAGATGAACTTTAATAGAGTCTAAAACAAATGGCTAACTGTCTCGCCGAGGAAGTAAAAACAGATTGGATGCCTACCCACGGGGGGGAAATGTTCTCAACGGGGTTTTTTCATCGAAGGATACATTTCAGCGATGACCCCGAAAAAAACGCCGATTGGGTAAAGCGGGAGAGCCCGTTGTTTGGTGGTATAAACTCCGCCCGATGGCGCAGGGAGATGGAAATCGACTGGGGGGTCTATGCTGGCCAGCGGGTCTGGCCGATGTTAGACAGAAAGTTGCATCATTCCATCGTCCGGCTTGACGAGGGCTGGGCTGTTTATCGTATCATCGACCACGGGATTAGGCATCCGACCTGCTGTTTGTGGGTGGCGGTAAATCATAATGGCGACAAGCATTTTTTCAGGGAATACTATGCTACCGACAAAAGCGTTGCCCTTAATTGCCGGTCGATAATTGCTTTGAGTAATGAGAATGTAATTGATACTTTCATCGACCCCTCGACAAAGAAGCGAGTAAATTATTTGACTTCGGATGCCTCCGCTGAAAAGCAAGGGCTTGCTCGCCTGATAGATTTATATGAGGAGAACGGTATTCTTTGTTCCTTGGCTGACAATTCCGCCGCCGGTTATGATAAAGTCAAGGATGGTCTTTTGTCGCAACTTGCCCGATATGCCTTAAAAACTGGCATAATGCCGCCTTATCTTGCCGAGATGGAGATTAGTCAGGAACAACTTTTGATGTTAGCGTCCAAGTCGGCGATTAGTTTTGATTTGCGTTTTATTGAGCGGGCGTTCAGGGAAACGGAGAATTTGCGATACAAAGAATTAACCGGCGACCCTGGCCAGCATAGTGCACCGGAAAAGACCGTTGACGTTGCAGACGAGGGGCCAGATTGTATCCGTTACGCAGTGCAGAGCAACATATTCTGGCGGTTGCCGATTGTGGTATTGCCCAAAGGCAGCTACAAGGAGACGCTCCTTAAAAGACATCTTCGGCGCAAATATAAACGACATCATAGGTGGTCTTAATGTTTGAAGCGATTAAAAAATTTCTTGGCAAGACGACGGACGGACTAAAGGACGGACTAAAGGTTGAGCCGGACGACAATCAGCAGCGTCTTTACCGTTACTGGATGAATTCTATCAAGCGGGCGAAAAAAGCTCAACTGACAGACGATTGGAAGGTTGCGGAAAATCGTTACGCCGCCCAACCCCAGAATGATAGCGAAGATGGCCGGCCTTACGTCAACGACTACCGCAAGCTGCACGAGGCGGAGATGTCGTTCCTTGACCAACAGGAGCCGGCCTTCAGGATTATGCCGTCCGAAGCATTTGCATCGGATGAATTTGCGGTAAAGAAGGCCGAATGCGATTCTGCTTATATTAAAAAGGTCTGGCGGGAGCAGAAATGCCAGAAGGCACAGTCCCGAAAGCTCAATAATGCCTTACTGATAAATAATGGCGATACTTTAGTTGAGTTCGACTTGAAAAAGTGGATGCCTTCGGTTCGGTTTTTGCCGGCAAGAGATGTTCTTATCGACCCTGATTGCGGCGGGATAGTTGAGAATGCTCAGTGGATGGGTTATTTTGAGGATGTTCCACTTGAAGAATTTAAGAGTTGGCATCCCGATATGTCCAAAGAGGTTTTTGAGATAATCACCAAAAAGTCGGGTTCGTATCTTAATGACGAGGAAAGGCAATTCCTCAATGATGGCGATGAGATTATGTTCAAGTCGGTCAAAGTTTATCACATATTCGCTCGCAACACCGCCGCCATTAGAGAACAAACCGATACCGGTGAATTGAAACCACCCGATAAACCGCTTGCCGAGGAACTGCAGCTTGAGACGCCGAGAAGATATATGCAGTATGTTGAGGGCTATTCTTCGCCGATAGTTGATAGAGATACTTGGCCTTTCGACCTCGACCACGAGGAGTTTCCTTTGACTCATTTACAGTTCAATCAATGCCACGGCGCAGAGGGCAATCTTTACGGTTTTCCTGATTACAAGCAGATGGAGCGGCTTGACCAACTAAGTGATGATATGCTGCGTGATTTGGGTATTGCTTCCTTTTGGGCGGCGGTTGCAAAGTTTGTGGGCGCTAGTAACCAGAAGATTGACCCTGTGGAGTTAGATGACTTCCTTAATAATCCTCGAACAAGTTTTCTGGCCGATATGCTCGACACTACTACCGGCCTTCCAAAAATGAAGGTATTAGAAAGAGGCAGGATAGACCCCGCCCAGATACAGATGTATAACCTTGTTCACGACCAATCCAAAGAGGCATCCGCCCTTTCGGAATTGTTGGAGTTTGCCGATGCACAGGCATACAAGGATGTAACTGCTATTGCAGTCAGGCAAATTGAGGCCAATCTGCATCAAAGGATAAACAGGCGGCTCGTCAAATACGAGCAGAGTATCTGCGAGGATGCGACTAAAATGCTGGAAGTGGCTCATCAGAGAGTCCCCCCGCTCTCACGGGTTGCAATTATGCAGGATTTACCAGCTGCCGACGAACTTGGCCATCTGATATTGGATGAGCTCGGTAATCCCGTAACGAAAGAAACAGAGGTGGTTGTAAAGAGACCGTGGGACGAGACATTACGATTACTTGCTCAGGGTGGGACACTTATTGAATTGGGCGTTGACGCTATTGTCGGGCCGGAACTCGCCCAATACTGGAGCTATAAACAGCCGGCGGAGCAGTGGCGGTTGAATGTTAAGGTAACGGTTGAGCCGGGTTCTACAAGGTCGATTACAAACGACCAGCAGGCGGCTACGTTAAAACAACTTTACAATGAATGTTTCAGTCCGTTTTACGAGGCGATTATGCGGCCTGATTTGGCCAGAGAGTTTCTGGAAATGATAGGCAAAAAGGCAAGTGTGCCGAACATTGACAATCTTTTGCCTACATTAGATGAGTTGAAAGCATTTATTCAGCAACAGCAGATAATAGCACAACAAGAGGCGATGAATGAACAAGCCGGACAAGGCGAGCAGGGTGGCCAACCGTTGAGTAGTCCGGCGGCGACAGGGGGGGAATTGCAGGAATGATAACAGGAATGATAGGAGAGAAAATAGGAGAGAAGAAATGGATATTTGTATGGCGGTTTATTATGGCCGTATCAACGATGATGTTTTCGAGACGTTCCTGAAGACGTTTCGCAAAGTAAGCGGTGCTCTTTTACAAGTTTATACAGACAATATACCGGAAGATATGAGTGGCTATGGGGTTAAGTGGCACCTTTTGAAACGGGAACAAATCAAAGGCAGAAGGTGTCTCTGCAAGATGGAATGTGTCCGGCATTGTCTTAATAACCTTAAAGACGGCGACCGACTGATTGTCTCTGATGTTGATGTTTATTTTCTGGATGACCCATTTAGCGCTTTTGAAAAGTGCGATTTTAACGTAGGCGTTACGAAGAGACTCCATTCGTATAAGTTCCCTGTGAATGGTGGGCTTTTCTTTGTAAACACAAATAAGAAATCACGAGCGATATTTGGTGAGAAGTTTGACATTTATATTGAAGATAATCCGGAAAGTGCTGATTGGTTTATCGACCAGAACTACCTTTGTTGGCTTAGTAAAAAAGGCGATGCCGTTGATGTCGGCTGGGAATACAATTTTTGTCCGAACACGGATGTTTTCGGCGTGAAACTGGCCGTTAGTATGATAAGGCGTGCGTATGAATCGAAAGCGGTTAAAGTTCTCCATCTAAAAAGTGAATTGAAGATGTGTATTTATGACGGGTATATGGAAAACGCTGTTACTAAACGCTTGACCGGTGGTTGGAACTGGAAAAATGATGGCAAATAAATCCCAAGCGAAACCCTGGACAAAACAATTTGAATTAGAGTTCTGGATGGCTTACGAAGATGGATATTACCTTGACAGAGTTCGAGCCAAATATGAGTTGTTTGGCGTCAATGATTATTTCGATAAGAAGGTCGATTTGGCTGTTGACGTTGGCGGCGGCAAGTTTGGCGGCGCATTATATTTCTTCAAGCAAGCACATCGGAAAGTTTTGATTGATATACTTGCCAAAGATTATTTGCGAATGAACACAATACCTGACGATGTAACGACGATTAGTTCTGACTTCGGGGACCTTCTATTAGAGGACGACAGCGTCGATGCCCTTTTTGCGTGGTCGGTATTAGACCACGCCCTGACAAAGAAACATTTTTACAAGGGGCAGGCGGAATTAGCGAGAGTGTTAAGACCGAACGGATTGCTTTTCTTCGAACAATTATTATCGGATACACCGAAAGATGGGCATACGATTGTCTTATCCGAAGATGAAGTGCTGAGTGGTTTCAAGCGGCTTGTCAAGTTGGAAGTAATGTCGCCGGATAGGTTTTATGCCGTTTTTACCAAGGAGAAAATATGAAGTGGGGAATAATAAGCGGTCTTCCTCAAAGATATGCCAATCTTGAAAACCTTATACGCTGCCACGGATGCAAGGTTTTAATGGAGATTGGGGTGAACAAAGGAGTGCGTGCCAGAAAAATGATACTTGCTGCGCTTGAAACACCAGGGGAAGTTCACTATCACGGGTTCGATTTATTTCAGGACTTAACTGAAGATGTTCGTGAAAAGGAAGCATCTCAATTTCCGTGGCACGAGGAAAAAGTGCGTCATTATCTCAAGGGCATTGGTGTCAATATCAATTTGTATAAGGGGTATTCCAGAGACACTTTACCGGAGTTTCTTAAACTTCGCATAATGCCTGACTTTATCTTTATTGACGGTGGACACTCATACGAAACAATCGAATCCGATTGGTGTTATGTCAAACAGATAATGGTCGGTAATACGATTGTTGTGTTTGACGACTATATAGATGGAGAGGTCGGTTGGGGCTGCCAGAAGGTGATTGATACTCTTGGCGATGATTACAAAGTTGAGTTTTTAGAACCAGTAGATAGATACTTATTGAAGAAAGTTGGCTCTAATAAAAGAGTAGATTCCAAAGTTAAACTTGTGAAAGTCCAAAAATGCTGAGTGAGTATTGCAAAAAACACACCGGATACGAATACTGCGAAAAAGTCAATATGAAAGTCCCGTCGATGTTTTGCGTTGTGTGCAAAGGCGAATGGGAAAAATGGCGTAAGGAAGATATAGGGGAACACCGCAAATCAAATCGCCGACCGCTGACCAACGAACAAAAAGCCAATAAAGATTTAGTTTCTGTGGTGATACCTGTAAGGCAGCCGGACATCCAGTATCTGAAGAGAACTGTTGACAGTGTTCGCACCAATGCGACAGGGTCAATAGAAGTAATCGTGGTGCTGGATGGTTGTAATGCCGATGTCGATGACGCCGTGGTGCTTCAGTTCGATAATGTGATAGGTCAGCGCAAAGCGATGAATAGAGCCGTGGAAATAGCAAATGGCGAATACTTACTTCGATTGGATGGGCACTGTGCCCTTAGTCCCGAATGGGATGCAAGAATGAAATCCTCTTGCGGCGAGACGGATTTAGTGGGGATACCATTTGACCACCTGGACGAAAAGACGTGGAAGGGTAAGGGTATAGATGTGAGTTTCTGGTATCTTGACGCAGGACTTAAACCCCATTCCGTCAGGCCGTGGAAACGGTTGCAGGACAGGCAAGTAGAAGAGGATTTGATGTCCATTGCAGGCGGCGCCTGGATGATAAGGAAGGACTATTACGATAAATTAGGTGGCTCTGAAGAGTCATTGGGCGGCCACGGCGGGATTGGTCCTGAATGGTCTTTGAAAGTATGGCTTACTGGCGGCAGGGTCTTGTTGAGAACAGATGTTGTTTGTTGCCATTTATTTAGGGCCAGGGTGCCTTTTCCTGTTGACCAATCTGCAAGAGAGATGGTTTTCAAAAAACTATATCGAAAATGGGTTTTGGGAGAAGACCCCAGAAGAACCCGCCCGATTGAATGGCTGCTCTATAAGTTTAACAATTACGTTAAAGGCCGAACATTGGAGAAGTTAAAATTAAAAGATTGTCCGGAGGTAGTGGAAGCCGATTTGAGTGGGTATGAGCCACTGTCTGATGGATTAACGATACTTAAAAGGGGTAATTGAAATTCCACTCTACGAATACGAATGTGGGGTTTGTTCACATATTACGGCAGACCTGCGTGAAATAAAAGACAGGAACAATATCGCTATATGCAAGAAGTGTGGTTGTGTTGCGAGGCGCATAGTTTCCACTTTTGCAGCGGTTACCGACACGAATTTCTTTGCCACTGGCAAATACGACTCACGGATAGGTTCGGTGATTGAAGGCCGGGCCGATTGGAAAAGAAAGCTCGATAAAAAGGGGCTTATCGAAAGGAGTCGGAAAGACATTGATTTTGCAAAACCAACTACGGTAGAGGAGAGGATAAAGAAACAAAATTTGGGGGTAAAACCGTCGTTAGGCGGATAAACCGAGTAATGTGGGGGTAATGGGGGCGTCTCCATCCTGCATCGGATAACTTCATTTTTGGGGGTAAGCATTATGGCAATTGAAGAGGGAAAAGTAAAAGGCACGGATACTGTTGAGGCCGTCGGTGTAGAGGATACAACCGAAGAAGCGGTTGAGAATACGGTTATCGATAGCACTCTGGGCGAAGCGGAAACGGTAGATACCGAGCAAGCCGCAACAACTGCCGAACTATCCGAAATAGATAAACTATTCGGACCCGGCAGATTCAAAGACCTGAAGCAGGTTGCGGAGTATCTCTCTTTTAGAGACCGCAAGTATGGCGAACAATCAGGCGAAATTGGTCGATTGCGAAAGCTGCAAGAGGAATACGATGCCCTGAAATCGCAAATAACGGGTCAACAACCCGCAAAGGAATCGGCTGCGGAAATCACCGATGCGGAACTGGCCATATTTGCCGACGAGTTTAATCGTAATCCTTATGCTGCAATGGACAAGCATTACCTGCCGAAGATTACCGACCGACTGACTGATACGCTTTTCGGGCGTATCAAGGAAAAGTTCGGGCCGGTTCTTGACAAGCAGGCACAGAGTTTGGCAGACAAACAGGAATTCAGTGCTTTTGTAAAAGAGCACCCTGACTACCAAAAGCATTCAAACGTTATGCGGGAGCTTATGACCGACGCCTATCTTGGCGATGGTGTGCCTTTTGACGAGGCGTATAAGCTCGCAAAGCTGTCGCAGGAGGAATCTTCCTTGTTCGGGGATACCTGCAAGCTGATGCAGCGAGGAATGTCTTTTGGTGAAGCGAGGGAGTATGCATCTTTGAAGCAAAACGCTGCTGCTAATGCCGACACAACAAAGGAACAGATTAAAAACGAAGTCGCCGCTGCCGCCGGCGGGCTAAAAAGAGCCGCTTCAAAGCAGGCATCATCCGAGCCAGAAATTACAACTATGGATGATGTGGTGGCTTCTATGACTAAATAAGGAGTTTTATTATGAGTATATCAGATGCTCAAACAGCACAGGGAATGGCTACGTTCCACCGACGGTCTGTAAAGGCGGTCGTTCAGGGAATAGGTCATATCAATGCGCTTTTAAGACGTATGATTAAGAATAATCAGATTAAGTGGGAAGGATACGGTAAATCTTTCGATTGGTATGTTCGCAAGGTAGATAATACGGCAAGCTGGACTAACGGTCAATTGGGTTCTCGAACATTTGAGGAGCTTGACCCGATGGACGAAGCAACGCTGTCGTATTGTTATCTCGATGCTACTTATGGTATTGGCGAGGCGTCGATTAAGTCGAACCGTGCCGGTGGTATTGCAAAGATTTACGACATCCAAGCGGAGAACGCCCGTATCGCCCAAAGCTCTATTTACAGGGCTATAACCGCAGCTTTATACAGTCGTGCGGCTGGAACTGTTGCCAGTGGTCCTGCAGGGTTAAGAACTATTTGCGGCGACCCTTACGGCGTGAACTCAACGAGTGGTGTAGTCAATATCGTTCAAAACTACACTTACGCTGGTATTTGCAATTCGTCCACCAGCGCCGCTATTAGCGCTTACGCTGCCGGCAAGGCGAGTTTCACCAATAAGTATTGGGCGCCGGAAGTTTTAGATGTTCACGAGTGCCCTACTGGTAATGCCACAGCCACATCTCGTAAATGGTCAACGGATTGTCTCAACAATCTCTCCTTTATAACTAATGCGATGCAGCGGACACAGGATATATCGGGAACGGGTAAGTCGGTTAAACCCGACTTGGCCTTGATGAACATTGACCCATACAACGCTATGTGGGCGCTGCTTATCTCTGGCAAGTTGGCCGCAGGCCCAATTCTTCTCGATAAGGATTTTGATAAGGTTGGGATTACCAATGTTGTTGTTGGGCCTCTCACTTGTGTTTATGACGAGAACGTGCCGACTGACGAGGCTGCGGGCAATGCCGGCGCCCACGAGATGGTCTTTGTGCTGGACTCAAAGGCGTTTGTATTGGAGACGCAGAACACAAAGGCAGAGGGTCTTGTCGAAGGTGAATGGAAAACAAAAGACCCGGAGATAGTCGGTGGTATTGGTGTTTACAAATCCAACTTGGGTCTTCGGATTGACTCGCCTGTATCTGCCGGCTGTATTTTGGGCGCTCACGACTAATTTTAAGGAGTTTTATTATGGCTACATTCAAACAGAATTGTGGCATTCCCGTGGATTTCGAGGGTTTTCAAAACGCTCGGACTCCGAAAGATGTTGTTGTATTTTTCGATGATTTTCTGGGTGCGACTTTTAGCGCCACCGCTGATGCCGCCACTTGGTTCACTTATCTCATAAATACTCAATCAACTACACCGGTTATTCTTGACGGGACTGACGATGCCGAAGACGAGGCCGGTGGGATTCTAAAGCTCGAAGTTGACGGCACTGCCGACGAAGGGCTTAATCTTCAGGTGAACGGCGAGGCGTTCCATCTGGCGGATGGCTATCCGTTGTATTTCGAGGCACGTGTCAATGCTGCGAGTATTGTGGATATGGACTGGTTCGTAGGTCTTTCGGCTGCCGATACGACGATGGAGATTTGCACCGATGATACTGTTGACAACATTGGCTTTATGTCAACTGTCGGCACGATGAGTTTCGTGGCCACTAAAGACAGCGGCACAACCAAGTCGGTAGATACAAAGATTACCGAAGCTGCTGACGACTGGATTCGGGTGGCGTTCTTCTGGGACGGTATAGACACCGTTACCTACTCTGTTGATGAGAACGATGATGGCAATTTCACATATAAAGGTTCCCTCGATGCGGACACTGCCGCACATATGATTGCGCAGGATGCAATGATGACGCCCGTTGTCGAGGCCATTGCCGCCGCAACAGGCGGGACATATTTATATGTTGATTATGTTCTCTGCATCCAGACAAGATTCCACGAGTAATATCATTTTTTCTCTCCTCTCACTGTGGGCGGGTATATTCAGCCCGCTCACGGTGATGGGAGAAGGGGTAAGTAGTTATGAATAATCCGACCGACCACGACTTGCTTGTTCGGCTTGTCAATGATATGTGCTGGCTGAAAAAGATTGTGAGCAACCACTTAAGGCGTCATTTTTTAATATCAATTACACTGCTTGGTGCAGTGCTAAGTTTAATTACGTATTTGGTGTTAAAGTGAAAAAGATTTCTCCAAATGAGATAGAATGCGCTTGTGGTTGCGGACAAGTGTTATTGGATAGGGATTCCAGAGGATAGATAAGGAGTTTTATTATGGCTCTGACAAAATCGGTAGCGGCGGTTGATGAATGGGCTGAAGTAGCTCAGAATACAGTGAGGGAAGGTGCAACAACGGATGTCTCCGGCTGTCATTCCGCAATTCTTCACGTTGATTGTTGTCTGTCCAGTGCAACGGCTCATACGGGAACGGAAATAATTGTTGAGGTGTCAAGCAATACATCTGGAGATGAGGACTGGACGCCTTTGGTTAGGTTTATTGGCCCAATAGGAACTGCCCACAAGGTTGACCTTGGCGGTGATGAGGCCGCCGGCCAAACAGTTCTTTCGGTTACCGACCCCGTTACTAATAATTTAGACCACAACGGTAAGTTCATATTTATCGAGCACACGGGGACGGTGGCTAATAGTGAAATTGTTTATCAGACCACCAATAGTGGTGATGCCGGTGATACGATAACCATATTAGATGGTCTTACCAACGCACAGACGGCTGCCGACTCTGATTTTTATGATATTGACCACGCAACGAACTCGGCGGTTGGTATGTATGTGGTAGAGTTGCCACTTTCGGCAAATCGTGCGAGGACTATTTATAACAACACTTATGATGCAGATGGTTCGACCGTCCACACTAAATGCAGGATTACGAAGGTAACGGCGATATAAAATGAAACCGCTTCTCGGACAACAGATAAATAGAGGCCACCCCCTTGCCCGTGGTCTTGTTGGATGCTGGTTGTTTAACGAGGGTTCGGGCAATAAGGTTTTCGATTTAAGTGGATACGGAAACACAGGAACTTTAGTAGCGGATACTCATTTCGTCCCCGGCAAGTTTGGTTCGGCTTTGGAGTTTGACGGCACAGGAGATTATATTCAAGTTCCTGATAATAGTAGTTTAAGTTTTACAAATGAAACTTTCTCAATTTCGTTATGGTTCAAAAGTTCCAGCAGTGTTGATATGGCATTTCTATATAAAGGGAGTGATGCAAATAATAGAGAGTATTTTTATAACCTTTCTGCAATTGGTGCGGTTAGAATTCGGATATTTGATAATGATAACTCATATCAAACGACAACTGCAGAAGACAAAGATTATGCTGATGGAGATTGGCATCACACAGTTGCAGTAGCGGATGGAAGTAATTTGTATATTTATGTTGATAACGCATTGAAGGATTCTGATGCAATAACTGTTAGTATGGCTGATTTAGGAAGCGATTTTTATATCGGCGAATATGGTGGTGGTTCATCGTATTATAATGGTTATCTTGATGCTGTGATGATTTTCAATAAAGCATTAACACAAAATGAGATTGACTGGCTCTACCGAGAGCCGTTTTGTATGTTCAAACAAAGATTGCCCAGATTGCTCGTTTCGAGGGTAAGGATTCCGGTTGCAATTCATCACTATCAACAAGCGGGAGGATTATAATGGCTTTTGGCGGGTTTCTAAAAGAGGATACGGCAGTCGATATTCTTATTGGGCCTTTTCTCGATAAAACCGATGGTGTAACGGCGGAGACGGGCTTAACGCTTGACGTGGAGCTATCGAAGAACGGACAGGCGTTAGCCAATAAGAACGATGCCACTGCGCCCGTGCACGATGCGGCAGGCGATGTTGACGGCTATTATAATTGTGAATTGGATGCCACCGATACAAACACCTGCGGTCAGCTAACCGTTGTTGTTCACAACGCTGACGCCTTGCCAGTCAGGCACGATTATCAGGTTGTAGAGGAGACCGTATATGATGCGTTGTTTAAGACAAGTGCCGCCGCCTTTGGCACGGACTTTAAGGCACTGATTTCGACTGATGCACAGGATTTGTCTGGTTCGCTCGATGTGAACACCAAAACCCTTACCGATGGTGCAATAGCTGCCGCCAAGCTGGGGGCGGATTGTATAACGAATGCAAAAATTGCCGATGATGCCATAGCGGTGGAAAATATAAAAGACGCTGCGATAACCGCCGCTAAATTGGCAAGTGATTGTATCACTGCCGCCAAGATTGCCAACGCTGCCATAGACAATGCCACCTTTGCTGCCGATGTTGGCTCAACTGCCTACGCTACTAATATCATAGCCCTTGCAGTGCGGAAAGTGCTGGACGAGCTTAATCTCGACCACTTGATGAAAGTGGCCGTGGCTGACAGGGATGTATTAGCCGAGGTTGTAGATGATACTGTGCTTGCTAATATAATGACAAAGACCGATGGTGATACGAGCGATTTTGACCACGCAACGGACTCGCTTGAAGCCGTTAGAGATAAGCAGACCGATATTGAAGCAGACACCAACGAAACGCAAATTACCCAGACAGCCAGCCAGCTTAACGATGCCTCCGCCACCACTTCGGTATTTATCACCGACCTTACAGAGACCACAGACGACCACTATAATAATATGACAATCATCTTTACAAGCGGGGCGTTGGCTGGACAGGCCAGAAGGATACACGACTACGCTGGAGCGACCAAAACCATTACCGTTTATCCCGCCTTTACCGAAGCACCTGCTGATGATGATACCTTTGTGATATTGCCGCTTTATCATAGAACGCCGAGTGCAGGGGCTTTAGAGATAACCTATACCGTCAAAGAGGATGACGAGGATACCGGCGACCCGATAGAGGGGGTTTCAGTTTGGATTACGAGAGATGAAGCTGGCGCTGATGTTATTTGGAGCGGGGTTACCAATTCAAGTGGAGTTTTAGTTGACCCGATAGACGGCACATCCAAGCCCTTTGTGGATGCGGGGACTTTTTACTTTTGGAGACAAAAATCGGGATATACATTTGTAAATCCTGATAGTGAAACTTTCAGTTAGGAGTAAATTATGGCCACAACTGGTAAGGGTTATGGTGTAGCGGCTTCTGCGGCAACTGGTAAGACATTAAGCCAGCTTCAGGATATTGCAAAATATCACGGTTGGTCGGATACTTCTACTACCGGTCTGGCGCAGTTGACCCATTTTATAAATCATACAATCCAGATTTTGTCCACGCTTGCCCCGTGGCCGGAATACCATAGAGTTGACGGCTCGGCTACCTTCAGTGCCGCCGACGACCAAGAGACGTTAGATGAGACCAACATTATCCGGCTCGGAACGGTGGTGAGGGACGACAGGTCAAGTCCGCTTGATTATATTGAACTTGAGGACTGGTTGCACAAGAAAAAATATCTCGCCGCTTCTGGTAGTCCTACGATGTATGCTATAAGGAAATACACAAGTTCCGGCGCTACGAAATTAGATATGCACTTATATCCCAATCCATCTGCGGAGATTACGCTTTACTATACCTACCAGCTTGGCCCGACGGAATTATCTGAAAGCGGCGATACCACCGATTGGCCTAACGACAGGATATGGCTATTGGCTGAGGCGTTGAGAATAAGATTGGCCACAATCAACAGGGATGTAGGTGGGGTTGTTTTGTATTCCGCCGATTTCCAGAGCAAGGTAAATACCGCTTATAATCAGGCCAGACCGAATTATATGCCGGTCATAGCAAGGCCGTTGGTTAGTGTCAGGGCGGGAAAATGGAGTATTAAAGACGTAAATCGTCATAATTCGAGTTTTTTATAATGGCAGCAATAATCCAACCAAAGGTAAGCGCTTTCAAGGGACTCTGTAACGCTCTCAACCCGTGCTCCCACGAGTATGTTGAGGGTATTGCTTATGTTTCCGACCAGAGCAGGATAGACAAGGCCGGTTTGTGGTCTGAACAGGCGGCGTTATCGGCTTGCTCTTCGCCGCCGGAGCAGCAGTTAAGCCCATATTATGATACCGGCACGGAGAAGGTAACCGATGATAGCTTTGAGGATGCAAGCAAATGGACAATCACCGGCGATATTGGCTGGACGGTAGATGCAGGAGGAAGTGGGCAGGCGGTCTGCACATCAGGTGAGAACTACGAGAATTGCAGATTAAGACAGGATGTCGGCGTTACGGCTGGTAAGGCGTATAAGGTTGTAATAACAGTCAATGGCCATACGGGAACCGAGCCGCTGGAAATTGAAGTTACCCTCGGCGGGGCTACAGTGTATAGTGCAACGCATACACATTTTGCGACAATGACGAAATATATTACCGCTACGAACACCGATGATTTCGTTATTAGATTTTACTACGACGACGAAGGCGCTACGACAACATTAGATAGTGTCTCCATTAAAGAGGTCGGCAATCACATCAAAAACTGTGCTGTTGAGGGTGTAAATCAAATCATAACGAGGATTGCCTCCAATGAATGTGTTGACGTCGGGCCGAACAGATATTTATACGCCACCGGCGATAGCGGCAGTAACGAAATTCAAACAATTACAATAACCGGCACTCCAACCGGCGGGACTTTCACCTTGACCTACGACGGCCAGACAACGGGCGCCATTGCCTATAACGCCTCTGCTGCCACTGTCGATACGGCATTGGAGGCACTATCTAATATCGGTGCGGGTGATGTTCTTTGCGAGGGCGGCGCTTTGCCTGGCACGGCGGTAACTGTAACCTTTCAGGGCGACCTTGCGGCGACTGACGTTCCCCTGATAGTTGCGGACGGTTCGAGTTTAACTGGCGGGACTAACCCTTCAGTTGACGTTGCCGAAACCACAAAAGGTGGTCGTGGTAGGATAAAGTATCAAGACAAGAACGGCACGAGTGGTAACTGCACAACCCAGACGCCGCCAGGGACTTGCACGGCCACAACGGGCGATGGGACATCAACGAGGGCGGAGAACGGCACGTATTACTATATGTGCACTTACTTCGATAATAACAGGAAACGAGAGAGTTTGCCTTCTGCCGCCGATAGTGCAGAGATAGACCACGCAGACGGCGCAAAAGACCGGATAGTGGTAACGACCAACACAGCGACTTCTGCCAAAAGGGTCAGGATTTACAGGAGCAAGAGAACATCCGCTACTGACGACGCCTATAACGCAACAAACATATTTTACTTTTTGACCGAGCTTACAAAGGGAAATAGTTTTACCGATTATCTTCACGATAGCGAGATAAGCAATCGTGAATATGAAGGCCGTGGCTCACCACCCCCGCAGGCGGTGGATTACTTGATTTCTTTCAATAACAGAATGCTTTACTTCGTTGGTAATATGCTCTACTGGTCGTCTTCAGGCCAGCCAGAAGATATTGCCCTTGAATATGAGATAAGTATAGACAGCGTTGATGTAACCTGCAAG